AGTTCAGCACAATACGCCCATGCTCAAACCTTCCTTGGAGACTCCAGATAATCCTGTCAGTCTTTTTCCTGTTGCCATGCGTTAAGTCAACTATGTGCGAATATACATTATTTTTCCGCATTAGGTCACTCAAATACGGCAAAACAGCGTTTTTTAATGCTCCACGCTCAATTCCAACGCTCAAAGGTCGATATTCCCTCATCTTTAACAGAATCGTAGCAGCAGTCTCTCTGATGTCCCAACGACCAAAAGCAATCTCTTTGACAAACCATTTGCCATCATCAGTCACCTTAACCACAGCAATGGCAGTCTGGTCTAGCCTTTTCTTGGAATTAGCCGCTTGTTTGGCAACTTCCTCAAATCCAGCCAAGTCACAAGCTATGAAGTAAGAGCCATACTGAGGTTCTTCCCCGTATTTAATCCATTCTTCCTTGAAGACATCTGATCCTGCATTTGAGAAACTTGCCATATACTCTTGCTTGAAGGCGAATGAACTTAGGGTTTTCTTCGCACTCTCAATCTCGCTAGGGTCGATAAGTGGGTTGTCTGCTGTCGTAAAGTGCCACGATTTCCACTCAGGGTCGCTACCCTCTTGCCCTAAGTTATACAATTCAAAGAACCAGTTGCGCCCCTTGGGAGTGCCAATAAACATAGCCCTACCCTTTTTGTCTGACAAACTTGCCCTAATGACCTGTTCCCAAGTCTCAGGCTTAATGTCAGCTACCTCATCCAAGACTGCATAAGTTAGGGATACACCTCGCAAGGTGTCGGGTCTGTCTGAGCCCCTAACATATATCTTTGCGCCGTTAATGAGTGTAACTTCCATGTTGTTGACATGGCTAGATTGGATAATCTCCCTGCCTACATCAAGCAGAACATCCCACACAATTTGCCGAGCCTGACCCTGAGTAGGGGCAACATACAGCACCGCACTACCAGCAGGACAGCTTAAACCCTCAATCAATAGCGTAGTAACCGCTAACCTAGACTTACCGCAGCGGCGACCAGCAACCACAACCTTGAACCTCGTTTTATCGGCGTATACCTGTTGCTGCCAAGGCAGTAGCGCAAAGTTCAGGTCAGCCATTCTTAGCCTCTATGTCTTCTATGTCTTTGGGTTCTTCTTCAACTGTCGCAGCCACTGGTGCGCCTATGCCAGTGATATTGATGTGGATTGCACTCCTCTGGCTCTTATCCTTCTCAAACATACTTACTGGCAGGGTGCGGTCAACACACATCTTGATAGCTGCCATCTGTGCGGGGTGGTTGTCGTTCAACGCTATGCTAATCATCTTCTCGACAACATCCTTACCACTCGACCTGATAAGCATATCCTTCAAGTCTTTGATCCGCTGGTTGTCAGTCTTGGGTAAGGCAAGATCAGGATTCCTTGCGTACTCCTGTATCTGACGCTTTAAGCCGAATACGCCCTTGGGTCTGCCAGCCTTCTTCTTCTCGGTTGTCGGCTGGTCTACCTCGTCTTGGATGCTGTCCATTTGCTCTATCTTCACGATTGTCCTTGAGAGTTGTGGGCGTGATGTTGGGGGGGACTATAGCAAATTAGAGGGTAATAGTCTTTTTTTTTCGTAGCGGGATGTGGTGCGTTGCCCCTTTTTTCTATTTTTGTTTTTTCAGAGAGGCAGAGGCTCCCACAATTATCACGACCAGCGACCACCCCCTCCCCCCTATCAAAATGATAAGACAGTTATCCACAGGCATCTGTGGATTCTGTGGATAACTTCTGTAAGTCATTGATTCCATTGGACTTTTACAAGACGCTTACAGATTGCTTACAAAAACGGCTTTATACAATGTCCATTATGTTAACTTTAAATATCTGAAAGTGTTACACGCATCTGCAAATTGCAACTGGAAATGAAACCAAATGGGCAAAATGTGGATAACTTGCCCTCCGATCTGTGGATAACCTGTGGATAACTTTGATATTTCGCATTCTGAAAAAGATTTTCTGGGCGGCGGTGGAGAGGGAAAGAGGCGGGTGGTGCATTATCGGGGGACATTGTCATTGCAATGCTGTTTAGATTACATTGTAAATGAGAATGATTCGCATTCAATAATTAGTTACCAAAGCCACGTTAAAGATCGTCATGGTAATGCCGCTAGAAAGCCTTAAAACAAGGTTTATAGCCGTTTTACTGGCTATCCTTGTCTACCCCTAAGAAATCCCTAAGATCGGCTTTAGGGCGGTATCCTAGTTCCCACAAGATTGCATAACAATCTAAGACATTCTTAAAGCCATTGCTGATGTTCCCTTTGCCAGCACAGAGCAGGATTGTCCTGTCGGCATCAGTTAGCTTGCGCCTGAACTGGACTGTCGTTGTGGTGGGCGGTCTAGCCATAATCAGATTGGCTTGTACTTAGCTTCATAAGGCTCACCAGAGAAGATCGCATCTAGGTCTTCTTCCATGTCATCAAAGCCTGAACCTTGAGCAAATCCCTCTTTGGGCGTGAACTTAGTCATCCTTGCAGTTGGGGACAGGGCTTTAGCCTTGATGATGGTCTGCACCTGTGGCTCTTGCAGGAACACCTCAATTTCTTCTAGTGTCCAGATGTTCCCATTGTTAATGTCTTTGCGGTGGGTCTGGAGTTCAACTGCATCGTTCTCTGTTTTGACCACAACCATCGGAACTCCTCGAACTGACTTCCATTCAAGGAACTGGATGGGCGGGTTTGGTTCAATCTCATTTTCCAAAGCCCACTTCTCCAACGCATCGAAACCTTTGCACATCCCGTTAACTGCTTTATGCAGCTTGTCGAGGTCACCCATATCTAAGGCATCCCAAACTCTACCCATTTGCAGCCAAACCTTAGTCCTAAACTCAATGTCAACTAAAGTAATCAATCGGTCAACTCCCCATTTCTCGTAGTGCTGACCCTTTTTGCGCTCAAGTTCCACCAGCACAGCGTTAGACTGAATCTCCCACTGCGTTGCCTGTCTCGCTGGCTTGATAACTTCAGGAATATCTTTTCTCGACCTTGATCTAACCATTTTCATAACTCCTTAAAAAAACGACAAAGGGACAAACCGACAGGGGACAAACCTCTTGTACATAGACAAGAGGTGGTTTGTCCCCATTTACTCGGAAAGACATTTGGGACATTTGTCCCCGTTTGTCTCGTTTGTCACTGGATGAACGTACAGCACTCATGTCTCTAGTGCAGACTTCAGCCACACCCAATTAGACCCAATCGTGACCTTATTTACGGCTACAAGTCTCTCCCTTGCCCGTAGCCAAGCCTTCTTGAAGGCTGCCTTATCGTCATCAGTACAGCCCTTCATACTCCAGAATTCATCCTTCCAATCATCCAAACTCACGCCAAACCTACTAGAACCATCTACTACACGATATGAGCCTTTAGCCTTAATCGCTTTGTAGAGAGAATCCAACTCAATCTTCTGATTTCCACCGCTACCTGAGTTGTTTTTAGTCCCTTTAGGTTTGCTGTTAGCGATCTCAGGGTTGGGTCTTACGGCTAATGAAGTGATGGTTTCAAACCCTAAGGCTGACTCACCGATCTCAACATTCACCACTTCGATGCCTACAGTTATGGAATCTGCGCCATCTTTTTGCTTGGTCACAGTCAGGATTGCGTTTCCAATGACTGACGGGTCTGCCGAATTGATAACCGAATCCTGACGCTGTATCTCAAGTTCAGTATCTACAGCACCTAACAGGCTGGAGTGTCCTCGCAGACCTTTCGTTATGTCTTTACCGCTATGGTGAATCAGCAACATGGCACATAGGTAGATTGCTTGTAACTTGCCAGCTTGGGTGATGAAACCACCCATGTCTTCAGAGGAGTTCTCGTTAAAGCCGCCACCTGACATCCTCATCAGGGTATCTAAGATGATGAGTTCTAAGGATTCATCTATCTCGGCTATGAGTTCGTTGATGGCAGCAACTAATGCATCAAAGTCTTCTTGACTTGATCTGATGTTGATTTGAGCCCTAATAACATACAGGTTTGCGCCATCTGGTGAGTTATTCTGTATTTTGCAAGCCTTGACCCTAGCGCCCATACCGCCGTGACCTTCACCAGCTATATACAGGACTGCGCCTTTCTTAGGTACTCTGTAGCCCATCCAATCCCTGCCTGTAGCCACTGCTTCTGCAATATCTAAGGCAATGAATGACTTGAATGATGCTGGTGGTGCATACAGTGCTACAAATGCTCGTCTGGGGATGATGGACTCTATGAGCCACTCAACTGGTTCATCCTTTATGCTGTCCCAAGACTCGACAAGGAATCTAGACTGATGGCTAGATTGCTCCGCAACTTGCGTAGGTTCAGGGTTATCCAATAATCTTTGTGGAGTCTGGACATCTGTAGGAGAGTTCACCACAGGACAGGCTTTCGCTATTTGCGCTAGCAATGTGCGAGAACCATCGTATCTATTGACCCACTCGTAAGCATCTTCTTTTGGATTCGACAGGTTCAAGTCCAAAACTCTGACGCTTTTGGCAAATGGTATTAAAGCCTCTGTCACCTTTTGGGCGTAATGCCAACCTACTAGGTCGTTATCTGGCACTACTACCACGTTTGCATCTTTAAAGTATTGGTTGAGTTCATCATTCCAACCACCTGATCCTGCATGACTTGTCGTAGCCACCACGCCCAAGCTGCCCAAGGCATCTGCCGCTTTCTCACCCTCAGTTATGTAGACAACTCTGCCGGCGGCTGTTGCCTGTCGCAGTTCGGGCAGCTTGTAGGGAACTAATCTGCAATCACCTAACTTGCCTACTCGACTGCCATCGGGCATAACTCTAAGGGTTTTGTAAGTCTTGCCTTTGGAGTCAAAGGTCTTGAATCTTTGCTTGATGAATAGGCTGATGCCTTCTTCATCTGTGTAATGCCATTCATGCTCTAGCACAGGGGTAGAGATGAGTGGTATGGGTTTCATTGGCTTGATACTGTCGAGATAGTCAGGTCTATCAGGTAATGCTGGCAGAAGTCCCATGTCTTTGATGGTTGAGAAGACTGTATGTTGATCGCAACCGCTATGGCATTTGAATAGGAAGTTGCCATCATCCGACATAGTTATGGACAGGCTTGGATGCTTGTCGCCGTTACCTTGCCCATGAGAGGGTACGGGGCAACTAGCGAGATAACCATTGCCTACCTTTTTCGCATTACCCAAACTGGATGCTATTTCTTGTGCTGACATTTGGTATCTTTATTAAAGGGACAAAAAAACCAGAGTCTCCCCCGAAACTCTGGTGCTGTTGATTGCTAGGGATTAGCTAAACATCTCATCATCTTCCATTGCTGGTGCTGGCTTAGAGGGTGCTGGTTTGCTAGGTGCGGGTTTAGCAATAGGTGCTGGCGTAGAGAACTCAGGTTCAACTTGCGCCACACCTTCTTGCATTGCCGCTGGTCTAGCCACCCAACCTGTGACAAGGAACTCAGGTACACGGGTTGAGCCCTTGCCGACCTTTTCAGGGCGTGATCCTTTGTACTCGACCACGGGTAACTTACCCTCATTGCTTGCAGCTTGTGCTTGCACTTGCTTCCACAGACCTTCCAAGCCCATGTTAGCGCCTGCGCCGTTAGCCGAGAACTCAGCAATACCCATCGTCTTGTTGTAGAAAGTAGCTTTAAAGCCACGCTTGAAATCGGGTGATGGTTGTGCTGCTTTACGACCCAAAGACTCATCAGGTTGGAATTCATACACACCAACAGCAATTAGCATCCATCCAGTTTGCAAGTTCTCGTGATCGAAAACAAACTTCTCTAGTGTGAATTCACCATCTTGGTTTGACCAAGCGTTAGCTTGAGGGGAGAAGCGGATGTAGTTGCCAGAGCCGCCAGAGTTTGAAAGGTTAAGGTTCATTTGATGTTTCCTGTTTAAAGTTTAATGAAAAGTGGCTGATGCCACAGGGTTGGGGGATTCGGGGTAGTGATTATTGGGTCAAACCTTTGTCTCGTGCAAGCGTTAATCCGCTGGATATGCGGGAAGTTAACGCTTCAAGGTTAGGCTTTTGGTCTTTTGTTAGCAGTTTCTCAGCTTGTGCAGGGGTAATGATTTCGGTCTTCGTTACTTCTCTTGGGTCAAGTCCCAAGGCTACAAGTCCAGCATAAGCCTCTTTCTCATCTGTCCACGACCTCAACGCTCGTTTAGGTTGCAGTTGCCAGCCATCAATGACTGAGCCTGATTCCATGCGTTTTAAGGCGTGTTCTCTGACCGCCTTGATGTAGCCCTCAACCATGTCAAACTTAGTCAGCAAGACGCTGATTTGACCTTCTGTGAGCATCTCTACGGGGGGTGCAGTGGCAACTACTTCAGCGATGTTTGCTTGTGCAGGGCAGATTGTTCTAGCGTTGCAGTATTGACAAGCAGAGTCAGAGGGTACGGGTGGGAATGCAGGGTTGAGTGCATTCTCAATTGCAGGGACTAAGACGTAATGTTCCCAATCAACCAACTCTTGCGTTGTCATTGTGTGCTTGCGTACCTCACCATGATGGGGTTGGATGATCCACAACTCGACAGTATCAATGTCTTTGTAAAGTTGTTTAGCTTCTAAGGTTGCTAATGCGTAGAGTTTTAATTGTTCACTGTCAGCATCGACATAGCCTCGACCTGTTTTAAGGTCTGCAATGATGAGTTTGCGCCATGATTTGCAAATGCCAATGAAATCAGCAGTACCACCAACCTTGACCTGTGGAGTGTCTTGGTAGGGTAGGAATTCTTCTACAAGACCTTCACAATGCCATTCATGCTCGTTATATATATTAAAAATAGCGTGAAGGTATTGTTTAGCAAAATCACAGTTCTCCTCAGTCATTGTGATGCCTTCAACGACTGTGCCAACTAAGGTCATGGGGTCTGATTCATCCTTGAAGCAAATCTCTGCCAGCTTATGAATGGCAGTCCCGATCTTCGCTGCCTCGCCACCCTCTACATAGGGCATTAGTGCTGATAATCTTGCAGAGGCGGGGCAGGCAATCCATCTAGATGCCGCTGATGCTCTAAGGCTTAGTTGTTTTGTTGCCATGATGCTCTTTCAATGTGATGGTTTTCAATAAGTAATTGATAGGCTATTTGCCTTGTCTCGTTTGATACTGCATGACCTAAATCTTCAGGGTCTAGAAGACGCTTGATGAAGACTACAGTCTGTTGGTTTTGCTTGCGCTCTTGTTCCAACTGTGAGCCTAGCCAAACAATATGTTCACGCAAGGTTTGCCGTTCTTTGTCATCCATGATTAGTCTCAATTTTTTTAAATAGAAAACGAACACCATACGATTTAGCAAAAGCAATAACAGTGTTGATTGCAACTATTGCAATGTTTGCCCCTGTAGTTGCTTCTATTCCAAGCAATGGAAAGAAGATTAAATTTGATACAAATATCAAAATAGTTCCAAAGAAAACTTGTGCGGATGCTTCTAGGATTTGCATTTAATCTCCACAGAAACAAGCTATTGTTTCTTCATTAGCGTCGAACATATCGGCTTGATTGATGCCGAAATTCATCATTTGAGTGTAGTCGGGTCGGTCTTTTGAGAATCTGCCACCTATCTTCTTTTCCTGCTCTGCCCACCAAATAGCCCGTTTGGGCTCTTGCTGGATGATGCTCATCAACTGATGTGCGCCTTTCATAAAGCACAAATCGCAGTTTCCTAATGGGGTAACCTTGTCTCTGAATTCAAGACCAAGGTCAAAATTGTTGGCTTTCCAAAAGGCTTGAACATGGGATTGAGTAACACCTGCTATGGCAAGGGGCGCAACTAAGGTTTCTCTCAGTTTGACAACTCTGCGGGGTTCATCTGCCCTAATCCCTGCCATTGTCTGAAAGTCAGGCAAGCCAATAGATGCCATGTAGCGATTAATTGGATTGATCTTTAGTTCTGTTGTGCAAAAACGCATTACTGAGTTTGGCAAGAAACTGCGGGACTCAATCAATGCTGCAAATGGCTCGCCGTTTCTGCTGGCTGTCGTGTGGTTTACAAGATTAAATTTAGCCTCATTCCTAGCGTATTCAAGCCAAACAATAGGAATATCCCAATGTTTCTCTATGTCTCTGACAAAATCTAATGTTGACTCATGCTCTTTGCCTGTATTGCAGAAAATCACCTTTGCATCACTTGGCAGGCTCATATCGTGTGCCTCTATCACCCTGTAAAGCATATAAGCAGAAGTCCTACCGCCTGAGAAGCTGATACAGGTAGGTTCTTTGATCTCAAATGGATTAGCCATGTCTTAACCCCCAAGCTGCTATCAATGCCGCATCTGCTCTGCCATCATCTTTGACCCGTTTGAACAGGTCAACATTCCAAGGGAACACTTCCATTGCCCTTGCTCTAGCGCCATCTTTGCCGCCTGAGACTCCCATAGCTTTCTGCCAAGTCTGTGGAGTAACGAGAGTGGACTTGATTGATCTTGCCGCTATAACGCCTTCTATAGCCCCTAGAGAGCGCCCAAATGAGAAGACGCTTGTTACCCCTTGCCCTGCCATAGCAAACACCTTCTCTATGTATGCTTCTTCAGGCTTAAACAGATCAATGATTGCGATAAGTTCAGGGATGGAAATCTGCCTCTTTGACTTTCCGTTGCGGTCTAAGGTGACAGTTGGCATATCGACTACACCAGTTAAGGTTTCGCCTTGCATCATGGCTATAGCGCCATTCAAGCCTACGTCAATGCCAATGATGCGCCTTGGAGTAAAGACTGTGGTGGTCATTCTGTACGCCCATTCAAGGCTTCAATACGTTGCTGAATTAGGGAATCTACCGATTCTTCTAGCCGTTGTATTGAAGTCACCAATGGTATGGTTCTACCAGTGGCGTAACGGGATACCTGTGATGGGTCAAAGCCTGCATAACGGGCAACATCAGTGATGGTGAAGCCAGCCTTCTCAGCTTTTTCCTTAATGTTTTCAATGGTTTGCATAGTTGGTGTGTTCATGGGTAAGGATTCTAGGGAAGATAGGATTGATTAGTCAAGTCCTATCTGATTAAATACCCTAGTTAAATGTGTGGGATTAGATGCAGGGGGGTTGACTTAGTAGTCCAACTCTATATGATTGGCAACTGTCAGCAACCAAACAGGAGTACACAAATGAAAGAATCAATCCCCGACATCCTCGCCGCCGTTGCCATCGGCATCGGTCTTGCAATCCTCTTAGCCGCATGGTGGTCAACATGAGCATCGCATCAGAAATCACAGAACTGATTAACCGCATAGCGCCAGCTAAAGACATTGCTGGTGGCTTTATGAGCCGTGACGAGATCATTGAACTCATTGACAAGGTTGCCAATACTGCTGTTGCTATCGGCTGGACTCATGGCGAGAGCATGACTAGGAAGCGTCTTGAGAAGAAGATTGAAGTCATGGAACAGGAAATGACCATCATCAAGGAACAGATGAAAGCCTTGGAACTCGACCTGTTAGTGGCTGAAAGCAAATGAATACCATAGCCAAGTTTATCATTGCCGCTGCCTGTGCAGTGTCTTTGATGTACTTTGATTCCTTAGATCACAAACCAAAGGAGAAGACAAATGTGGGAAACAGTAGTATGGGTATTCATCATAGGGATTACAGGGTTCGCATTGGGAATTTGCGTCTGCATCGGATTTGTTTTCTTCCTAATAAACAGGGAACAAGACGAGTAGTGAAGTGTCCAGCTTGCGAATTTACAAGAACACCTGACAACCGATATATGTGCAAGAAGATTGAGAGAATCATTCTTGCAACTCAAATAAAGAAAAGATCAAGAAGATGAAAGAAAAGATAGAGCAGGGTAGAGCCATCACGTTGAGACTCACCCAATCCGAACACGCTGAGTACATCAGGCTTGGCGGTGTAAAGTTTTTGAGGCTGTTCTTGCAGACAAGTGCAGGGATTCAGAAAGAGATTAAGGAGAAGAAGAAATGAATAAGCCAAAGAATGTTTTTGATTGGAAAGATGGGACTCCCTCAATCTGGACAAGAGACAAAGAACTAAGGCAATTTGCTGCTGGTCAAGCCTTTGGTAAGAACGCACGAGAGCGTATTGCCTTGACTGAAAAGAAAGATTTTTATATCTATTCAAAGGCTAAACTTGGCAAATGATTCGCAAGATACGAACCTTTTATGGCAAACGTAATGGTCAACGTGGGAACAAAGTAACCACTGTAGATCATGGCGTAGCTTGGTTATGCGAGAAGTGTGGTGAGGTGATCTTGTACGAACACCTCACCGCTAAACACTTCTGTAGGCGACTAATTAAGCCTGTAGACCTTGAAGGTACTGAGTCTTCCCTGCCACCTTAACAGCAGTCAATTCCTGCTTCTTGAGGTTATTAGGGTCATAGCTGACATGAACCCAACCAGAGTCGGGTATACCCTGTGTGTAGAATTCAAGGATTAGTTGTGTATAGTCCAAATTATCCATAATCCACTGAGCAAGATCAGCATTGGCAACGCCAGCAATCTCAATATCGGCTGCTTGACCCTTGCAATGGTCTGAAGTCTTAGAGCCACCAACAGCACCATTGGCTTCAGGGCTACGATAGGCAGAATTCACAGTAACAGTCTTACCAAAGTGGTCACGAACAGGCTGAAGCACCTTGTCGCACAAAGTCTTCAGATTGTCAATAGCTTCATCATCGGGCGTGTTATCAATACCAAGACGGGTAGCCGTGTCAGATTTCGTGAGTTCTTTCAAAGAAAAATTGGCTGATAAGTTCATTTCTTTAACCTTTCGTAGTAAAAATTGATGGATTATTGCTGGCGGCTGTCACAAAATACAGATAGGATTTTACTTGGCAATCATGCCATAACCAAGGGGAATATTATGTTCAAAATTGAGATTGACATTGCAGAGTGGGATTTTGGCTCAGACAAGGTAATTGTTGAGACAGAAGATTTTGACAAGATCGCTATCATTCAGGAATTCATCCAATTCCAAAAAGACCATGACTGGTGCGTTGACTATGACGTTACCGAAGATTACGAATATCAGTGTGATGAAGAAGCTGACGAAGAAGACGAAGGCGACGAGTACGAAGAAGGCGAAGAATACGAAATCGGAGAGATCGTAGAAGACGAAGATGGCATTGTCTGGGAACGTGTGGCATAATTTAGGTGCAGTTGAACTTTACAGGGGGGTCTTAGGACTCCCCTTTTTTTATTCAATGTCGTGTTCTGCTTCTATGTCTCTAGCCAACTGCCGCCAATCCAAGCTACGTCTATACAAGGTATAGACACGCTCCTCAGTTAATGGTTCAGAACGGCGTGCTAGTCTGTCATTTGCCTGTGCCAAAGCAAGCTGCGTTTCATGCAAGATGTTATGCAGTTCTTTGATCTCTAGTCGCATATAAGCTACAAGGTCATACGTCATATACCTTACCCCTAAATTCTATTTGTCCCTCGCCCCATTTATGCACTAACTCAGGCCATAGCAGCTTGCCATTATGAAATGTTAGTACAGCAAACCCTGATCTCCAGTTGGTAGGAGAGTCTTCAAGATAGTTTACAAACTGCGCCCCATCAGTATCAGCCAAAGTGCCTGTATCCACGCCAAACCTGTTGCCATTGTAGTCAGCAAAAGGAGTCACTTTAAGGCTGTGTAGATGCCCTGTAACGATGCTTACACCAGCACCGACAGTATTATTGTGTGTAGCGTGTACACCGCCTTTCCAGCGATGTTTGACAACTACTGCCTCTGTAGGCCAGCAAGACCAGCAAGGATGCCATGCAGGGAAATGGTCTTTCAGGGAAAACCCTTTGACATACTCATACTGAGGTGCATTGGCAGCTAGTCGGTTCTCAAACCTTGCATCATGGTTACCCAGTGTCCACACTAGGTTTACATTGTGTCTAGCTTTCTTGGCGGCTTCCTCAATCTCACCAAGGGCTATTTCACAGGCTTTCAACTCTTGTATTACCGATGGCGTTGAATCCCATCCAATACGAGGAAAACGGCTAATACTAGCGCCATCAAATACATCTCCATTGGCAATGACAGCCTTGGGTTGAAACTCTTTAATTGCCCAAAGAAGACCCTTATACGCTGTTGTATGGACACTAGGCCAGAAGTGAGCATCACTAAACACCAGAACAACGCCATTCTCAATCCCTAGTTCTTTCCTTGCTGCATTTAATTTTACAGTTTGAGTGGGATTGTTTTTTGACTTAAGATTTTCGCCATACCTAAGTTCTATAGCATTTTTGCGCCTAAGAATACTACGCAAATCCATATCAATGGCTTTTGCCATAACAGAACCCGATTCGTATGTTCTCCAAAGCTCAATGAATTCTTCATCGCTGTAAACAGGTTTTGGCATGACAACTCCAGTGAAGTTGCCTGAAATTAAACTAAATCAATGACAACAGCATGAATCTTAACGTGATTTGTTCAATGTTTCATAAACACTGTTGTAAGCATCAATGCAAGCATTCAGTTGCCTGATGGCTTTGTCTCCATCGTCTGTGATGGCGACAAGAGATTTAGCAGTCTCTCCGTCAAGTTCGGCACTTGTTTGAACGCTATCTCCGCTGGCAACGGGGGTATCTGCGGTGGCTTGTACGGGGCAGACGGGGGCTTTGACAGGGAGCCGCAACCGCAAAGCACCAGAGTCAATATCCAAATTACGTTTTTGTTGAGCAAGTTTTGCATCTTGATTTGCCTTTAGCAGTTTGTTTGATTGGGTCTGAACAACAGTTATAAGGGCTTGTTCCTTTACCCTAGCTTCAGCATTTAGGGTAGCAATCTCAAGTTGTTGACGAGCATTCTCATCCTCTCCACCCTTGTAATAACCGCTACCAAAAGAACCAACTACTGCCATCAGGATGCTCAACAGCACCCAAGGATTAAATAGACTCATGGCTTTGGTGGCTCATCGTTGTCAATGGCTTCAGCCTTGGCACTCGCATTGGCTATTGCCTTAACACCAGACCTACCAGCTACACCACCTAAAACACCAGTAATGAACACCATGATGGTGCTAATCTGCTGTGTGTACACCTTATCAATAGCCGCCATACTGCCGTTCATGGGCTGTTGTACAAAAGAAACAGAGTACAGGAACATACCCATAGAAACTAACAGAATGCTTACCAATACTACGATAACGAATGCCCATACTCTGACTTCAATCTCATCAGCAGTCAGGCGATTATTAGGTTTATATCCAATGGTTGCCATTACTTCTTCTCCTGTTCGGGTTTAACTAACATCTCTGGGCAAGTGCCAGAAGCGGTACAAATTGGGGGTTTGCATTCAGCATTAGACCAATTTAATGGGTCTTGGCAAGGG